ATGGCAACACCTAAGGTCACCGTGCGGCCATGCAAAGTCCGCGGAAAAAAGATGTGGCGCGTTCGTCGGCGAGTGGCCGGAAAGCCGGAGCGCACATTCTTCAAAACGAAAGCCGAAGCTGATGCTGAAGCGGATCGACTCCGCGCCGAGCAAGCCGCAGGTGGTGACTTTTGGACGAAGCTTCCGGCGCATGAACGGACAGCGCTGATGAGCGCCTACTCAGAATCGAAGAACCGTGGCGTGGACATTCATCGGGCTTTGAATCACACACCGCCAGCGAACGCGCCTCAGCCGAACTTGCAGACCGTCATCAGCGAACTGCTCGGCGTAAAGGAGCGAGCCGGCCGCGCCAAAGGCTACACGAAAAACCTGAAGATCGTGCTCAATCAGTTTGCAAAGGGCAGAGAATCCCTGGCTATCGACCGCGTGACGTTCACTGACGTCGAAAAGTTCCTCGACGACTACTCGCTGGAATATCGGCCGACGCTGCGCTCTCGACTATCCACGCTGTTCAAGTTTACGATCCGCCGCATGTATCGGACTGACAATCCGTGCGACCGGCTGGAGGCTGTCACGGTTCCGCACAAGCCACCGGCGATCTTCACCCTGGAACAAGTGCAGCTCTGCATCTCACAGTTGCGCGAGTTCCGATCTCACGCCCTGCCGTGGTTCATCCTGACGACACTCTGCGGGCTCCGACCGGAAGAAGCCGAGAAGACGACGAAAGCCGATATTCACTTCAAGGAAGGATGGATCCGCGTCGAAGCGCAGACGACCAAGGTCCGACAGCGTCGCGTCGTGTATCCGATGCCTGAGGCTATGGAAGCTCTCAAGGCGGCGATGCAGGTCGGCAAGCTTCCCTTGAACCATGAAGCGCGTCGTCGCACGATCCGTTTCTTGCGCGCGAAGCTCGGCTGGAAAGCGTGGCCGAAAGATGTCACCAGGCACACTGCGGCCTCGTATTGGCTCGCGCACTCCGGGAGCGCGGCGACGGTTTCGGAAATGCTCGGCAACAGTGAAAACATCCTAAAGAAGAACTACAAGGCCTTGGTGACGAAGGAGCAGGCGAAGGAGTTTTGGACAACGACCGTTAAATGAAAAAGCCCGGCTCTCGCGAACCGGGCGCACCACTACGAAGGCTTGATTGAAAGTCGCGGGCCTGATTTTGTCAATCGCGCGAGCGCCGGTGATACATCAAGGTTCCCCTGACCCGTTCCGCGATTTGCGCGGACTCCACACCCGGCGCTCGCGTTAATCGATGACGTCAGCGAGGTTGAATAAATCCGTTGCGAGCTCGATCTCCTTGTTGAGCTTCAGGTCGGCGCACTTCACCAAGTATTTGCTTCCAGCGGGCGTGATGTTGTCATTGCGCTGCAAATAGACTCCTTCTGTCTCGCCGTTCACGATCTTGCCATCCTCGTCAGTCGTAATCGTTATGGTGCGGCCGGAAATCAGCCGCTCAGTCTTGCCTGGCTCGGCGAGAAGCAGGGTGAAGGAAATCTCAATCCCGGACGCGGGCTGATTGTCGATCGTTTCCAGATATCCATAGACGCAGCAGAGAGATTCATCATCGGGCGGGACCGGCACGGAAATCTCAGGAGTGAGCGGACGGCGATCGACGACATGCCACAGCGATGGAATGTGCTGCTGATCAACCGTGTCGTCGGCTGTTTTAAACGTGCATCGGTAGCCGCCTTTCACGTCGTTGAGCTCCGCTGACAACGTGAAGGAATACCATCCGTCAGCCAGCTCGGTTGCATCCTCTGCGGTAGCTACGTGTTCATTGTCGGGGTTGTAAACGTCTGCAGTGACGTCGAGCTCGGTCGCTCCGAGTTTGTTCCTGGTGAAATGAGCGTAAAAGGTGAGTGGGTTTCCGATTTGCTCGATCATAATTCATTGTGGAGCGGGCGGCTGAACCGTGATTGTGTCCGGCTCCGGCTCGATACTGGTTGTTGCGCGGTAGAATCCCTGTGGCTGATCCTTCGAGACATTCAGCGAGAAGTTCGTCACGGCGGTCCATGCACTGAGGTTTGTTGAGCCCAGCAGTTCGACATTGATCCGCAGCGTCGGCGCGGGCAGTCGCGTGATCGTCACCGGGTTCGAAAGGTCGCTGATGACTGCGTTCGTTTCTCCGATGACCCTGCGCGATGCTACTCGGATTTTATTTGTCCCGTATTCCAACGACTCAAGCGGAAGCCATGCGGACGAGTTCGTGTAGACGTAACCCCGCGAAAGATCATCACCGACGAACAGTATGAAGTTGGTTTCGGGTGAGTCCCAGCGGAGTGTGCTACCCCAATCAGCGCCCGCGCGCGCATGTGTCGCGATGGACAGTAACAGAAAAAGTGTCGGTATGCGCTTCACGGGGGACTTGCGAGAGCTGTTATTTCGTTTGTGGCCAAAGCCGTGTTGTATATACGCACGTCGTCTATCAGCCCGCGAAACCCGACAGTGCCATCAGTGCGGCCCCCAATTGTGGTGTGCGACGTGTCCCAGTTTGTGAGTGTGGCTACAACGTTGGTGCTCAGCATGCCGTTGACGAAAATCGCGATGTTCGTCCGGTCGTAAGTCGCTGCAATGTGCTGCCACCCGTTGTTCGTGAGGACGCTTGACGCGGTGCTTGCATCCATGCTTCCGCCAGCAGACACGGCCCCCGCAGTTGTGGTGAACATGCGAAACGCCGAGCGCCCAGATGTGATTCCGCGATTTTCCAGGACGATCTGGGTCGCACTCGCAATGTTCGTCGGAAATACCCACGCCGCGAGTGTGAACGAAGTTTGAAACACAGGCGTGCCAGCATCCGTAAAATTGAAAAGCCTGTTACCGACTGGCACGTTTTGGTGGAACAGGTTATCGCTTGCTATCCAGATGGTCCCGTTTGTGTCGAAGGCCAAATGTTCAATGGACGTCACTCCGGCAAAGTAGGAAATCGCGGCACCGTTTGTGTTGCACCTGTAAACCCGGTAGCCGACGCCATTCGTGCCAAAATCCACAGTTGTCCAGAGGATATTTGATCGGACGGTAATTCCGTCGATGGTCGGGTTGGGAATGTTGTTGGTGACGCTTTTCACCTGAGCCCCCCCCCCGCGTATACACTTTCAAGATCGGGCCCGACAAAGGAGACACCCAAATAGTATCCGTCTCCGTATCCACTGCGATGCCGTTCACTCCATTGCTCAGTGATGCCGCAAACCCTGTCAGCAAAGTGCCGTCGAGGGAAAAGCGGTGAACTTCATTGCTGCCAGCGGAAGCCGTCCAAAGCGTGTCGTCATCTGGGTCGAATGCGATGCCTTGAATACGCGAAAGAACGGAGTTCGTGATCGCCCCGAGAAACGCTCCAATGCGCGACACCTTCACGAGGCGGCTGTTGTCGAAATCGCCCACCCAAAACGCATCCGCGGTCGGGTCATAGGCCAATCCCGTGCATGTAAAATCCCCAGGCACGCGAACACCCCAAACGGGACCAGCCGCGACACTCTGCGCGCCCACAAAGCGCAGTGCTCCGCCGATCTTGCCACTCGTCCAAGTGGGTGCCGAATTAGAGAAATACCCAGTGTTGCCGTAGCCAGATGCGTCGAACGCCGTTGAACCAGACCCATCGTCCAACGCCCAGCGTGACACCAATCCCGGCACTGATTGAGAGAGTAGGGCCTGGCGCTTTCCATGGACCGCTTTCAGCCAAAGCATCTGCGCGATCGCATAGAACGGCACCAGAACGCAGGCGATCAAAACCAACACGTATTTGAATTTCATGCTGCGATTGTGCATAGGTCAGCGGAAATTCACGAGCGTGAGGTTGGTTTCAATCCCGTCGAGATCGACGTAAATGTATACCGACTGGCCGTTCGTGACGGTGATCGACTTCACCCCGTCAATCGCAGTCAGCGCCGGTCCGGAATATGTGACCGTCCGGTTTGCCCCTGAAGCGTTTCGAAATTTTACTCGCGCAGCTTTCCCGGCACCTACGTTCAGCAAGCCCGTAATCGTGAGGTCGGAAGCAATGTTCGTGTGCTGGTTAAGGCCAGCATCCATATCAATCGTCGTCGACCAAAAAGCGTTGGTCTGAAATGCACCCGTTACATTCAGCACTCCGTCAACAAGCTCCACGCCTGTGCCCATTTCGATAGATTGGACATTCCCACTCGCATCCGTCCCCAGAAGAGCAGACTGGTTTGTGAGGGTGAGGAGGCCGCCAATTGATGCGGAGTTCGTGACATTAAGGTGCGGAAAGTTTGTGCCAGAGTATGCGCTACCAGGTGGACCTTGTGGTCCTTGTTCACCTTGTGGCCCGGTTTCGCCAACAGCTCCACGCGGGATCGTGAAGTTAAGGATAACATCCAAAGGGGTTCCTATGTTTTCAACCGCCGCGTCGGTTCCGGGGTCCCCTGTCGTCACGGTGCCGATTGTTATGGTCGCACTGTTGCCATCGACTCCGTTTGTTCCCCCGTTCGTATTAACGCCAGACAGCGCGTTCGTGCGGGTCATGTGGAGAATCGCATCCACAGTCATCTGGAAATTCGTCCCAGCATTCGTGCTTCCAAGCAGAAGCGTGTCTGCGCGGTGTGGATTCGTTGCGAATGGATAATCTTTCCAAGCGGCTGCCGGGACGTAGCAAACGGCGGCCAGGAAGAACAGAGTGGTTACGATGTGGTTCATGGTGAGATTTCGTTGTCGTTAATGTCCGTGATGAGCTCTCCACCGATACCGCGCAGTCGCGGAGACTCAGCAGGAGGGTTGCCTTGGATTGGTGTTATTGGGTTTCCGTTGATGCCTTGGATGAATTCCCCGCCGATGCCAATTATGCCGCCAACTGGAACCGCCACAGCGACCGTTCGCCGCGAAAGCGTGAGTGCGGAAAGGCTTCGATGGAGAGGTAAAATCATATTCTCAGAGCACCTGCCATGCTGCGCCATCCCAGTAGCGCCGTTCCCACGGCCCATCAGCGACTTCGATCAGGTAGTTGGTCGGTGCGGTCGCGGGTTCGTCCGCATCGAGGATCACTGCAGGAGCGATTTGAATCCATGTCCCTGGCGTCCCGGCTGTTGTGCAGCGGAAGATGGCGCCGAGAGAATCGACCCAGAGTTCGCCCAGGTAGTGGGTTCCGGCGCTGGGCGCGCCCAAGTCTTCGGTTGGTTCGCCGTCGATCAGTGACGGCAGGAGCGCGAACGCCAAAGAGCGGTCGATTCTCTCCATGTTTGACTCTTGAATCGCAACGCGATCGGAGACGTTCAAAACTGACAACAGATGGTTCATACAACGGCGATGGTCCTTTCGACGGGTGTTGATTGAAGTGTGTGATCCTCGGATTCGGCGCCTATAGAGAGTGAAACAACGAACTCCGTTTCGGCACCGAGAAGGTCTGACATTTGCGCGGCAGAGAGCTCGAAGAACGCGGTCTGCACGTTCTCAGCAAATAGTGTTTCGCCTGCGGATATTTCAACCCGGGTGCTGTAGCGGTATTCGCCTTCTCCGTTCGGATTAATGAAGTCCGGCAGCGACCAGTCGAGTCGGAAGGTCGAGCCGGTCTGATGCGTTACTCCCCGCAGCTCACCGTTCACCCGAACGTTTGCCACGTCGCCAAGGAACCCTGCTCCGGTCACATCGAAGCTTTCAGCCTCCACCTCCGAGATGTCTTCAACAAGTCCGCTGTCTGCCAACGTCACCTTGAATGCGATGTTGTTCCCGGCCCGAAGGAACGGGTGCGACAGCATCACGAGGTTCCTGCGCTCGATGATCCAGACCCGCGAGTCTTCAGCATGCGTCTGCTTGGGCGACGAGAACCGAGCCCGGGCGACGTGAATCCGGTATGTGTTCAGCCCGACGAGCGAAAGCCCAGCAATCGACATGATCTCGTCACCGATGAACAGCAGCAGCTCGTCAGAGAGTGCGCCGAAGAGATCCTGCTCGTTCAGCTCTGGGTCGATGCTGGTGATCTCAACGAGCAACCCGAGCTGGGTGTCGATCGTGTTGGCATCGGACGGGTATTCCTCGAGCAGGATTCCGCGCTCGGCAAACCGTGTCCCCGCTGCGGCGAGCTGGTAGCGGTCTGCAGGCACTTCAACCTCGTCGATCGTGAACTCTCCCATCTCGTGTTCTTCAGGAGAGGAAATACTGCCTTCCGTTACCGTGGTTCCGCCGGTGTAAACCTGCTCGGTCCCGTCGGCAAACACGACTGTGCAGGTCCAGGCGGACGTCGACCATGAAACCCCGAAGTTGTCCCGTCCGAACAGCGTTACCACTGATCCCGTCCGCAATGTCACCCCCGCAGATGTTGCAAGCGCGACGAGGTCGAACTCCGTAAGGCCATTTCCAGCGCCTTCCGATTCATCGTATCGAATCGGGACGCCGTCGACGTAGATCGAGAGTGAATCATCGATTTCCTGATCGAGGACGAGGTCGCAGGAAACCACTTCGACAGTTGCAGGACCGTTTCCAATCCACGCCTGCCAGCCCGCAGACGTCGAGCTTGCCTTTGGCACAAGAAAAGCAACAGCGAGCTTCTCAGACAGTTTGAATGGAACCTCGATGATCCTCATGCGTAGACGTAGCTCCTGTCTGCCTTGAATTGGATTTCAAAGACTGGCCTCGCAGGATCCTGAACCGTGCGGGTGACAACGCGGAAAATCAGCTGATCGGTATTGCGTCCCGAATAATCGAGCGTAAACGGCTCGCCAGGCGTCAGAGCGTCAAACAGCTCTGAATCCATGCGCAACTTCAGTGTCCCGGTGAGCTGCGGCAGGGCCCCGGCACGTCCAGCAGAGCGTTGCAGAGCCTCTGCGGTCGCTCCATCCGTGATCCATGGGCGGTCAAGTGATTGCGACTTGGGCTCGCCTGTGATGTTCCGCAAGCCCGAGTCTGGACGTGAGACAGAATCCTCCTTGTAGTCCAGCGAACGATTCGTGAACCGCACCGTCGTTTCGTTGAAGGCTTCGCTCCAATCGTCAGGCTCAAAGGTCGGCTTCTCGACCAGATCGGTGTCAGTGACTTCCGGCAATGCTCCAACGGGCGGGCGCACCAGCTTAACGCCGAGCTTTCCGTCGGCTGTAAACGACAGGTAGCCGTCAAAGTATTCCAGCGCGGAGATGATCACCTGTCGCGTCTCCTGCTCGCGAGTTAGCAAGGGCGAGAACCCGAATCCTTCATCCGCGAGCGTCGCCGCGGTCTCCAGCATCGTCGCGGTGTCGATCTTCTCGTCCGGCAACCGCAGGCCAGCACGAGGCGATTGAAGGAGGTCAGCCACGAGCGAAATCAAACCGGTGTCTCCATTGATCTCTTCGGCTTCGAGCCAGTCGCGCTCCGGATATCGCCCAAGCACGAGCTCGATGTTCTGGACGTTCGTCTGATTGAAGCCCAGGTAGAGGCGATGGAAGACCGCGTAGCAGAGCCCGCGGTAAGCCGGATGATCGACGCCGGACGACAGGAGGTAATCGTCGGGCTCCTGTGTTTCGGTGCCCCAGTAGAGCCGCATCACGCCATAATCGGGAATCGTGATGTCGACGTAGTCAGGATTGTCTTCGTCTCGGAAGATCGGCGGCAGGACAACGCGCGCATAGATCTTGCCGTTGTTCGGAGCGGTCGCCGGACTCTGAGGAGTCCCGGTGATAGCAAACGTGAACTTGTTGTCAGCCGTGACAGTGATCACGAAAGTGCCGACGTATTCCTGCTGCGATGCCCCGACGATTACCACACTGTCGCCCGTCGTCAGATTGTGCTCATTGCGGGTCGTCGCTGTTGCTACGCCAGCGGCCGACGTGAGCAGGATGATGACGATGTTCGTCCGCTCGGTGTAAACCGGATCGCCATTCAGGAAGACCGCATGCAGGGCGTCAACTGGGCCAAAGCAGGCGAGAGCTGCGAAGGACGTGTAGTAGTTGGTCCCCTCTCGCGTTGAGCTCTTGCCGCCGCCGCCGACGTGCTGTGTCCGAGTGTCGAAGCAATCAGAGATGTAGGTCAGGGCGATTCGCTGGCGGCCCATCAGGTATGGCACCGGCCGGGCCGACTCCGAGCTCGATGCGCGATACGTCTGCACCCCCATTGCGTTCTGGAAGTTGCCGGGCTTCGCGCTCGTGCTGCCTGAAAAGAAGCTCATGCGAGTGGCCTGTAGATGGCCTTCAGCGCCCGGCGATAGGCGAAGTCCTGCAGGTTGGCGATCTCAACTGAGCGCCTCTCGAGAACGTGCACGAACTTGCCGCCTCCGATGGCAACGCCGACGTGATGCACGACGCGCTGGCGGAACTGCATGCAAAGCAGGTCACCGGCAACAACATCCTGAACCCGCTGAAAGCGGTTTGAATCGCGGATCCAGTCGAGGACATGAGACCGACCGGCATGCTTGCCACCCTGAATCGTGTAGTGCCCTGGCTCGAATGATTCGATCACTCCGCAGGCGATGTAGAGAGCCGCTGCAAGTTGGACACAATCGACGCCAGCGCCAGCGATGCGCGCATGTGCGACAAATGGAGTTCCGAACCAGTGCGCGACATTGGCGACGAGCCGCTGCTGCATCACAGGTGACTCAAAGAACGCGCTCACTTCTTCCCTCCTTGAGCGACGTTCGTATTCAAACCTTTCAGCGCGAGATTGCGCGGAGGGATCGCCGGGAACCCGCCAAAGTTCTCGAAGTTATCGAACTTCGCTTTGCAGGTCGCGGCGGCGCCGTCGCACCCGGGAATCAACTGCAGGTGGTCGCCGACCTGGGCGTGATGCAGCGGTGCATTGAGTTCCAGCGTGAGACGGTTGGGATCCGTGGTCAGCTCCGAGCTCAGGATCGTCCGCACCTCGAATTCAATCCCGAAGCCGACCTCAATGAAGCCATGCGCGAACCATCCCTCCGTCACCCAGTCGGAGAATTGCTCGAGTGTGTCATAAAGCAGATCGACCTGGATTGTCGGCGGGTAGCTCACGGAATCAATGGCGGCGATCTGCCCGGTAGTTTCATGCGCGGCGCGACTGGCCTTGCAGGTGAACCCGTCGAAGAGCTCATAGCCGCAATTGCTCCCGATGTGCATCCGCGGGACCTTGCGCGAGAGAATCCCAAGCCAGGAATCGCAGTGAGCGGTCAGCTTGTCGCCGCCGTCGTCGACCTTCCGCGCCACGCCAGAGAACAAAAGCTTGCGAGTGTCCAGTGCACCGTATTGGACCTGGTAGACGGAGACGTTCACAGGCCGATGCGGCGGCATCGGGAGAAACATTGAAAGCGGATGCTCGTCATCGAAAACCGCCGTGATTTCAAGTTGTTGCTGCTCTGCCCGGGCTCCGGTAGTCAGCGATCCGTGCGACATCGCGAACGGCGAGAAAAGCCTGTTCTCAGACACCACAGGCGCGGCAAAGGACGTGTAGCGCCAGACCTCAGTTGCCGGAGCGGCTGTTGTGAACTCGTAAAGGTAGATCGGTTGAAGGCCTGTCTGCAGCTCGGCGTATTCGGTCGGCAGTTCAATGGCGGTCAGGCTGAGCGAAAGAATGTTCTCTGTCAGGAATCGGCCGGTGATTCTGTCAGTCCCCAGCCGGACGTAATGCAGCCGCTTGATCACGGTTCCCGCAGGCGGCGTAACGGACAGTGCAGGCGAGATCGTCACGCGCTCATTGGCACCCGAAACCTCGACAGCGGTAATCTCTGCGGCGTGCCACGTTCCATTCGGAAGGACAAGCAGGACGTGACTGTCCGGACGATCTTCCCACACAGCGCTGAGTCCCTGATTCACGACGTCGAACTGCGTTGTCGAAACGCCCGCGACGAATTGCGCTGCTTCGAGTGGGCACGGCAGCCAGAATCCGTTCAGCATTCCAGCCAGATCGTTCTCGAAGTCTTCCCATTCAAGAATCTCAACCCCGCTCTTCAACACCAGTGAGAAGTCCCAGACGTTCACCGTGTGCAACTGTGTCGGCTGGAACACCTCAGCCCCGAAACCGAGCAGGAGCTCGCGCAGATCGAAGGTCACCGCCCTGGCGACGGCTTGCCCCCAATCGATCGGGAACTCAAGGACTGGTCTCGTCAGGTAGGTCACGGCGCGGGCAGTAGGTTGTTGCGGTTGAGCAGGTCATACCAGCGGCTGTAAGGGAAGATGCGGAACCTCAGGTCGTAACCAAAATCACCGGAGGAATCGATGACGATGCCGTTCGTTGTCTTGGCAACAGTCGTGATCACGCTGTTGCTGCCATTCAAGACCGTGAAGATGAAGAACCAGTCGTCATTATCGAGCGGAGAATCGAGTGTGATTTGCGTCCGCATTGAGTTGCCGCTGTAGTTCATCGCAACCGAGCAGCCGACGAGCTCAGACGCATTGTCCGGCCCGTCGTAATCAATCCGCCCGCTTGCAACCGGTGTAGGCTCGTCGGACACAAGCTCCTCTGCCGCTGCCGCAGACGCTGCCGCTTCTTCCGCCGCGGTAACGGCCTGCTGATACATGTGGAACATCGTCCGGATGAGCTCTTCGAATTGATCCTGCGTCGGCGTGTCGCCTGTCTGGAAATAGCTCAGCAGGTTGCTTTGGGTTTGAGGAACGGTGACGGGCATAACTATGCAGGTTGAAAAGTTGAACCGACGATCATTGTTCCGATGCCGGATCCAGCCGGAGGTGTCACGGAGCCGAGTTGCGCAGAACGCTCGGAAACGAGTTGCGAAACGTTGATCGCAACCGATTCGTGCCAGGATGTGAGGACTGGAAACTTTTCTGATTTCGGCTTCCCGAAGAACACCGGACGAACGATGAAGTCGGCTGGCCAGTCGTAATTCAGTGCTGTCTCCAGCGTGAGCGTGTCGCCATCAACCGAGGCAATCGCATGGCAATCGACCATCTGGTCGCCGTTCATCAGGACGATGTAATCACCGACTGCCCAACCCCATCCGCCAGGCGCCACTGCGATCTCGTCGTCAGTCTCGTCCGCATCGGCGGAAAGCGTGCAAGACCGGCCGAAGAATGGCACTGCTGCCAAGCCGCTCTTTGCCGCGGCATCCCAGCGAGCATCAAACCGAGCGCGCTCTTGAATAGTGGTTGCCGTGAACATGAATGACAGCGTCCGCCGACATTGAGCACGTAGCGCCTGCCGGATTTCCGAGCCTGGCAACGCCTCACTGATCTGCGTCTCCCATGCGCGCGCAGTCGTCGGCGGCGTCGCCCAGTCAGCGGCGTGTGGTATCAGCACGTGATTGTTAACGAGGACGATCATGTATTCATCCCGAGCTCGATGCGGGCACCTTTGACGATGTCAACGATCATCGCCTTGCCAGGGGCCGTCGCGAGAAACTGTTTGGCTTCAGATCGATCATTGAGGAATGCGACCGACATCTGATGGCCCTGAACGTTGACGCTTCCGCCTCCTACACCGCCGCCAGCCAGACCAGCTCGCACCGCAGCGCCCGACGGGCCGTTCTGAGATGTGATTGGAACAGGGATGTCCCCGATGACTCCGCGTGCGAGGCCCTCCGTGAATCGACGGCCGAACTGTTGAACGCGGCCGGCCGGGATTACAACCTCGCCACGATGCACAACTCCTGCAACCTGATCGCTCGGACCGTCGCCGGTGTAGCCACCTTCGCGATAGCCAGGCTGTGCCATGGCGATGGTTGCGATCTGGACGGCTGCAATGGCTGCTGCTGCCGCTGCGCGGATCGGGGCTGAATATGGATCGCCGCCGCCCAGCTGAAGCATTACCGCGCCTGCGCCGTTCACGACTGCTTGTGCGAGTGCGATTGCCTTCCACGCGACGAAACCCTCTTTGCCGAACATCTTCGCCATGTCAGCCGCGCTGCCGAGCAGGCTTCCCGTTGCTGTCACGTAATCCTGCTCGATCTGCAACTGCTTCTGCTTCTCAGACTTCTGGATTGCAGTGCGCGCTTTCTCGTTTTCCGCCCGCGCTTCGGTGATTTCGTTTTGTCGCCCTAGCTCGATGCTGGTGAACATGCGCTCGCCCTCGTCAGCCGAAATGCGCTTTGCCTCGATCAACTCTTGAATCTTCTGTTTCTCAGCGTCGTATCGGAGGTTGACCGCCGCGATTTCGCGCTCAAGGCCTGTGAGCGTCTGCAAATAAACCTGGTTGCGCAGCTTCTCGATCTCGGCAACACCTTGAAGCTCTTTCGTGCGTCGCTGCTCCATCTTTGAGGCGACTTGATCAAGCTTCTGGCGCTCCTGCTCAGCTTGGCGGGTAGCCTTTTCGCGATACTCCAACTCCTTCTTTGCAATCTCGTTCGCTTCGGCTTTGCGCGTCAACGCGATGGCATCCTCGGCTTCTGCCTTTTTCTTCTCGGTCAACAGCGTCCCTGCCAACGTCATGTTCGCCTGAATCGCCTCGCGCTCCTTCTCGTATTTGGCGGAGATCTCAGCCTTCTCTTTTTCGAGGCCTTCGAGAGCTTCGCGTCTCGCTTTATCCTGTTGCTCTTTGAGACCAGCCAAGGATTCGATTTGCGAATCGGCGATGTTACTGTCGCCGGTGCGCCCCAGCTTTAATGTCACCCAATCCTGGACCTCCTTTGGACTCGCCTGCTTGCGGTTGATTGTGACGTCGTCGAAGCCAGTTCGCGGAGGCCCACCCATCGTCGGTGTGTTGCCCCGCGGAACGCGGATGGTCTCTGATGATTCCCGGCTCAACTCCCCGGTGCCTGTTTTATAGAGCGGAATCTTGCCGGTCAGATAATCCCCGTATTGAGCAACAGCTTGGGGACTTAGCAGCCCAGCTTTGCTCAGTGTGTTGATCTCGCGTAAAACACCGGGCAGGCTTTTGAGTGCCTCGCCAAGCTCCTTCGTTGCCTTCTCTGCGTCGCGTTGTGACCGCGTCGCTTCGTTCCAAGCATATGCGAACGCACCAACCGCAAGGCCGACGGCCCCGACGATCGGGAGCAACGTCTTCAGGCTGACCCCCATGAAGGTCAAGGCCTGCAGCGCATCCGGAATCTGAACCGCGAGGGCGCGAATGGGGTCTCCTCCTGCGGCGATCTGGCTAGCGATGTTTGGGATCGCCGAGCCGAGCTGCATGTAAGCAATGCGCGTGTTCCCCAGCGTCTTGGTGACCGTGTTGCCAGCCTGTTCGATTCGGTTGAACCCGTTGACGACCGGCAACCCGGCATTGGCCATTGCCTGCGCCTGATTGGCGAGCTTCGTGTTCGCCTGCTGAAGCTTGCCTTCGAGCTGGGTGACCTTCTGAGCCGCCAGGGTAAAAGCATCCTGAAAGGGATTTGTGTTCCCTGTCAGGACGATCTGGTAGTTCAGATTCATTGAGGACGTCGCGTGCTCTTGTATGTCCGCTCAAGCCGCGCGCTCGCTGCCGATGTGAAAGCGCGCAGCTGACGGAACGTCATCTGCATCACCTCGGTCTGGGAGTATCCTTGCCAGACGAGGAAATCGACGATTGCAGCGAAGCTGTCGCTGTCGCCGGAAACCGAGAGCGGATCCGGCCGAGAATTGCGAAAAAATCCGGCCTCAAATTCTGCGCCAGCGCGGCGTCAATGAGGTCCAGCATTTGAGTTGTGGCGAGACCATCGATCCACTGCTGATCTTTTCCGGTCGTTTTGAGCACCAGCCATTCGCAAAGGTCCTGCGCTCCGGTGACGAGCTCGGTCAGAGCCGCGGGCGTCACTTGAAAGCTGTGGCCTGAGGCGAAGAGCTTGCCAGCGCGTTCGCTGATCCGGTGCGAGAGTTCAATTGCCTGAGGCCAGGCCAGTTCGCGGACGGTTACGACTTCACCATTGATTTTGAGCTCAGTCGCTCCGGGGATGATTTCTGATTGCATAGATTCATTCGATTTTGATTCTGAAAAATCCTTTGTCCTGCCAGTTGGTCGATGACAGATCGGCGCTGTATTGCAGCGTGAGCGTGCGCATCTGGGCCGGGGCATGCGGGATCTCGGTCGAGACCACGTTTGAGAAGTCGCTTTCCACTCCGAGAGCGTTGTAGGCCGTCGCGGTGAAGTGGTGAATGACGGGCTTCAAGCCATCAATGGCCGTAATGATGTTTGTCCCGACATTAACGCGAAGCGCAGCCGGGTTCGTCGCAACGAAGACCTGGTTGGTGAACGCGTAAACGTAATAGCCGGTGACACTCGGATCGGTTGATCGGTTCCACGTCAGTCGCACGGTGGCAGCGTGGCTGGACATGATGGCTAGCGAGACGATCAGAAAGGCGCGAATCATGGAGCAATTTGAAAGGCCGCGTTCGTCAATGTGGCCGATACTGAGAACATCCAGTTGTTAGACGGAACCAACTTAACCATGCCTGGCGTCGGTATAAAATCCGCCGCCACATAGTTGGTTGGGGTGGCGATGAAGTCCGATGATCCTGAGGTTGTGACGATCCGAACGTTGGCGGCACTGCCCGTCCCGACTTTCACCACTCCCCCAAGAGGCATATCGCAATTGATCAATCGGACCAAGGACGGTCCGCCTGCATTTCCCGGCATGGCAACATTTGTCGCACTCGCGCTGCCAAAATTCGTCAAACTAAAGGAACAGAATGTGAAAAAGTTCGTGTGACCAACGGTCCCCGTGACCGTTCGCACGTTGTATGCGTTCGTGTTGGCTGCGATGAACCGACAAGCAACAGCGTCGACGTAGTTCGAGCTGCCTTGGAACAACCAGTTGTGAGCTGAGCCTTGACTTCCAGCGATGCTGTTCGGCCCCACGGAAATGAAGTCTGAGTTTCTGGCGTAAATAGATGTGAAGTGTGCCAAGGAATTTGCGGTATCCCATCTCGAGCGCCATATACTGTTGTTGATTCGAAGCACCGATCCGTGGGCGTTGGGCCCGACAAGGACGACATCGGTGTTGGCATTCGTCGAAATCCAATTATCGAACAACACACCGCCTTGCGCCAACAGAACGACCGCTGCCTGATAGTTCGTATGGTCAGGTCCATACCCGAATGAAAATTCGCAATCCCGAAAAACAGCACCATTGGTCGCGATGAATGCGGCTCCTGCCGTTAGCGGCACATTGTTTGTGTCTCCCCAAAAGACTATCTTACTCTTCAACCCCGAACCAATTACCCCGGCCACAAGATGCCCTGAGTTTGTCACATGGAATATCCCGGGTCCGAGTTGAATGGGCAGCCGCGATGCGACAAGTCCCGCCGCGTCAATGTGCGCGTAGTTTGTTCCGCCGACACTCACAACGCCGTAAGGCATTGGGGTCGGCCCGAGTGCCTGCCGCATTGCCCCCAGGTTCACATTAAAGAAGTTGCCCCACGGATCGGAAACACTTCCGTCGGGATTCACCAGGAGTGACTTTGCCTGCGAAACGGGCGGCGATGGCGGCGATCCTCCGCTTGGCGCGTTCGTCGTCGGAGTCACGCCAACCGGGTTTCGAATACCCGGCAGGTTTGTCGTCGCAGCATGAACCGCAACGCACAGTAATAGACCGCAGATCGTGAAAAGCTTTTTCATTCTGATTTTGTTTCGGGTTTCGTTTCCTTCACCGTCCTGCGCTTCACCGTCTTCGGATCGACCTGCTTGGCAAAGTCTCCGACGACGCGCGCGCGAATGCCCGGAGCTTTCTTCGTGGGTTTGAAAACGATGGGTTCCATGTTATTCAGCGGTTCCGAGCGCCATCGTGTTGAGAGCGTTCTTGAAGACCTTGAACATGAATTCAGGCTTCACCAGCTCGCCGTTTCCGCCCTTCATGCCGCCACTGACTTTGATGCGGCCCCAGAGGTCGGCTGCAAGGATCAGCGTGGAATTGTGATCGTAGTTTTGAACCTTCAGCCATCCACGCGGAGGAACGCCCCCGAGCGGATTGAACTGATAGTCGCTGGCCGACAGTTCGCTTGCCGTGCGGAAGAACAGTCCGACCGCGAGCGCCGTGACAACGTTCGTGGTGAACTTGTATTGCAGCGCCTGCTTGACCGGGATGGAGTCCGCAAGGTCGAGCCGCCCAGTGGACGAGTCGTAAACATCCTGCTCTTCGTCGGCCAGGAGCGACGGCTCCCATGCTTCGATGCGCCCGATGGAGACCCAGCCGTCGTCATCAGCCCCCGGCACGTCATCGATACCAGCGGTTCCGGCTTCGGGTTCGGTGAATTCTTTGCCCTCGCGGAAAAACCAGGCTTGGGCTCCAACAGCTTTACTCTCTTCGATGATCATAACTTTTTGTGTTCCAGTTGTGGCTTACAGCGATCCGCCAATCCCGTCGCGCATACCGATGGCTGCGTGACGCGAATAAAGTTGAATGTTCTCTTCGACCTCGCCGCGGATGAGTCGACGAAGCACCAACCGAGATCCGCGTATGCCAATCTCTGCTTCCTTGCCTTTCAGCTTGTCGATTGGGAGCGTCGCGAGAACCTTCTGCAGGCTTACTAGCGTGATCGGTTGTTCGCTCTCAACGAGTCGATTGAGCTCGGCATATGCGGCCTCGAAAGCTGGTCGATATTGAGGGTTCGTAATCAGCGAAACCTCCGTCCCGAGGCTCGCGGCATCCTCTGCCAGCCATTGAATTTCAATCGCCTTCTCGGCTGGTGTCGCGTTCTTGTCGAAGACGGCGCAACCCAGCGCAGCAAGAAGCAAGCAGAGAGACGGGATGTATAACGGCCAGTAAGTGCGAAGTGTTTTCATGGAGTGGTTTTCTTTTGTTGTGCGTTGGCGAAATAAAATCCGATGACCATTCCGGCCAGGGTGTAGAGCGGTTCCTTCACGTCGCGGCCAATCACGCTCATCATGCAAACGGTTGCTGTGATCAGCAGGGCGATCCACCCGCGCAGGCTGATGTTCAGCACGCGGCTGTTCTGCGTGTGTTCTCGCGGCTGTGGGTCGGTGGTGGCGTTCATCGGAAAATCAGTTGTTTGGCTACGAAGAACACGGCGGTTGCGGTTGCGGAAATAACGGCAACGCGCACATCAAGTCTGCCAAGAGCCGCCCAGAGCTTGTTGATCGACTCCCCATGCTTCTCCTGCACGCGCAGGGTGTCATCGAGCTTGGTCTCAATTCGGCTCAACGTGGCGTCGATTGAATTGGGGTTGTAGTGGCTCATTGCAAAATGATCGTTGTGGCAAACCGAATAAGTCGGCTGTTCAGCCCGACGTCGGTCCAATCGACTTCAGGTTCGAGTCCGTCCGGAATCTGAAAAAAGTTGATGGGCTCAGAGCCGAACTGCAGGACCTTGGGAATGATCTTTGACTCGATCAGGCAAGGATCCCACTTTGCCACCCCGCTGACGGTCACCTTCGGGTTTGTGCGCACCCATACGGTTGACGCGTAAACCAGCGACGTCGCACCCTGCCCTTGGGAATTCACGCCAAGGCATTCGGGCGCCATGATCAAGATCGAGATTCCCTTGTCGGTGAGCGCGTTTTCGCTCTCGATGGCTTTGTTTCCATCGTCGATTACGACCTGCGACTGCACTGCTGACAGCTCAGTGACCAAGCGCACGATCGTGAGAAGATTGGATTGGATCTCGTGCAGCCTCATTTGATCAGCTTCGCTGCCGCCTCACCGAGCTTGCGCTCGAGGTAGGGCTTGATGTTTTCCGTTGTGGCTGCGAGTGCGCGCGCGATTGACGCCTGGCCTCGAGCGCGCCCCATGGCCTTTACGGCCTCATTTGACAGTTGCGAGAAGCCGCCCCACTTGAACGAAGCCGAGCCGTTTCCATCGTCATCAACGGCGAACGCAAACTCGCCGAGTTGAGGGCCGAAGCGGCTGACAGATTTCTCGATGCGATTGGACTGCAGTCGTTCGCCGCGGCTCATGTCCAGCGCGAGCTTGTCCGCGTGATGCAAGAAGCCCCGTCCGCTTTCGCGAAGATTAAGCTCACGCTGGACGGCGAGCGCCTGAAGATTCAGTTTCCTGCCGAAACGGTTTACGGATCCGCGCAAACCTTTTTTGGTGCGCATCTGCATGATGTTCGCTGCAAACGGAAGCGCGCCATGCTTCTCGGCAATCGCCTTGTAAACCGATGCCCTGACGTGAACGCCAAGTCCGGGCTGGATCTTGCGGCCGTTCACTTTTCCACGTCCTGCTTCCTTCAGGATTGCGAGACGCGACGCGCGGACGGCACCTTTCGCCGGCATCAACCCTTTCGCCTCCTTGGCGAGATTGCGGCCAAGCTCTTCCGACTGTTTAGCCAGGGCGAAGCCGATGCCGCGACCAGCAGCTTGCGTATACATCCGCAAGGCTGAGTTCAGCTTGTCGAGTTCGTGCTGGATGCGGGCTTCGCTCATGCCAAAGTGCAGTGGAATGCGACGGTCGCCAGATTCGGATCGTCGACCACTCGCTTGACGCGATAGGTCTTTGATGTCCCCTCTTGTTGAATCCGCGTGACCTCGCTAAGCGTGACGTTCATCAGCTCACGGCGTATCACGTGGACGACGTGCGTCGATTCATCCTCCCCGGTGTGCAGACGTCCCAT